CAGACTCTAAGAACTGAGAACCTCTGTAACCTAATAAGATTAAGTTAGAGTTCATGTAAGGGTTCTTGTAAACGTCGATTCTGTTGTTTAACGCACCTGCTTTCTGTACACCAAAGGCGTAGCTCATTTGAGCAGCATCACCGTTTGAAGTAGAAGCGTATCCTGGGATTGCTTCAAGGATAGTAGCTACTGCAGGAGAGATTACCATAAAGTTAGCACCACCTCTAAGAGTTAATTGGTGAATCTTGTTAGATAATTTCTGGATTTTAGTTCCTAAAGTTTGGAACCAACCACCCTGAGTGTTGTAGAAACCAGTTTGTGAAGTTGAAGTTGGAGCATCAAAAGCAGTACCAGCAGAGTTGATAGTGCTGTTGTTTTTAGCTGACCAGTACTCAGTACCTGCTGCTGCATCGTTGATTAACATATCAAGAATTTCGAGGTCGATCTCTAATGAGATGTACTCACTCATGATGTTAGTTACTTCAGCTTCAGCATCTAGAGCTTGGTAAGCGTTTAGATCTTGAGCGAACTCAGGAGTCCAAACAGCTCTTAACTTCTTAGTTTTAGCTACGATAGCCTCACTTCTCATCTGGATGTTGATCTCTGGGATGTCGATCTCAGTTTGAGATAATGAGTTAGGGTAAGCGTAATCGTTACCAGCTTCGAAATCACCTACTTCGTAAGGAGACATTGTAGTTTCCTTGTTGTAGAATACTTCGTAAGAAGCAGTTCTAACACCTGAAGCATCTGAAGCAGATACAAAGAATTCGATGTTATTACCATTTACTCTAGTTAAAGCAGGTAATAAAGTATCTACAGTAGCTTGTGAACCTGAAGTGATTACAAAACCACGTACTGCTTCTAGATCTGGGTTAGATAAATCTGCTTGAGCAACTGTTAATTTCCAGATTGTACCAGCTTCTACAGAAGCAGATAATCTAGTATCAAAGTTTACTTCAGCCTGAGTTGCAGATTCTGAAACACCAGTTAATGATACAGAAGCTGAGAATTGGTTAGTTGAGTAAGCGAACTTACCAGCACCATATAAGCCTTTAGCACCTAATAAATCAGTGTTTGAAGCAGCAGTTTCGAATGGGTAATCACCTGAGTTAGAAGTACCGTAAAGTGATTCACCAGCAGTAAATGGATTCTTAGTATCACCATATTGGAAGTCTAAGTAGAATACTAGACCTGAAGGTAAGTTCATTGGCTGTACAGAAACGAATTCTTTAGCAGCGATTTGACCGAATACCTTTCTTACTAATGGTAATGCGATACCAGCCCATTGTTCGCCAGTACCTACAGTAAAGTTAGCTGAACCACCAGTTGATGATTGCTCAACTACTAATTGCTTAGCTTGGTTTTCAAGGATCATTGACATATTGTTCTTGTTAACCTCACTATTGAGGCCTTCAAGTAAACCTGTCTTTTCCCACTTGTTAGCCAATCTAGCAGCGTCAGACTGAAGGTTTTTCCAACCTTGTCCTGCGCTTTCTAAAAGTGTGTCTAATTGTGACATTTGTTTTAAAATTTAAAATTTAACATTAATTATCTTAAGCCTGCAAGTTTTTGCCATCTAGCAACTTGTGAGTCAACCTCAACAATGTTTTGCTTAGGAGCAACTCCTGCAGCTTTAGAAGCTCTACCTAAATTTTCTTTAATTGGGGCAGCAGTTTTAGTAACCATACCTTCGTTTAAAGTTTCAAAAATAAGTTTTACTTCTTTTACATTTGATGCTTTATCAAATGCTTCTAGAACTTTAACTTTCTGAGCTTCTTTTAAGTTTTTAGCTCTGAAAATTTTGTTTGTGTAAAGAAGTTTAGCATTTAAAAGATTAGTTTCTTGAAGTTCAACCTTAAGAGCATTTACTTCTTTCATCATATCTTCATCTTTACCTTCTTCCATTGATTTAGCTTTATCATTAGCTTTAGAAACTAAGTCTTTAGCTTCTTTACCGCCTTTTGCAAGTTTATCCTTTACAGCAGCTACACCTAAACCTAGGATAGCAGCAATTGCAGGAGCAGCCATAGCTAAAGCACCCATAGTATCTGTCATTCCAGTTACATAGTCACCTTCATCAATGTCTTCTTTACCTTCGTCCATGTCTTCTTTGCCGTAGCCTTCATCCATGTCCTCTTTTGCTTCGTTAACCTCAACGTCTACTTCTGTGTCATCTTCAACATCGATTTCTTCGTCATCTTCAACTTCGTCTTCAGATTCGAATTC